TATGAATGCTATGGTACAGATGCCAGACCACGGTGAAATACAACTAGATCATTTTCAACATTTTGAATTAGGATTCAGTGGACATTTTCACAAACGTCAACGTAGAGGAAATATGGTCTATATTGGCAATTCGTTTCCGCACAATTATGCAGATGCATGGGATGATGATCGCGGTATGATGATTTTAGAATGGGGTAAAGATCCTGTGTATCACAGCTGGCCTAATCAACCCACATTCAGAACAGTAAAACTAAGCCAATTAATTGATGAGGCTGGTTCAATTATAAAACCTAAAATGCATTTACGTGTAAATTTAGATATTGATATTAGTTATGAAGAAGCTAGTTTTATTAAAGAAAAGTTTTTAGGTGATTATGATATTAGAGAATTAACTTTAATCCCAGAAAAGAAAGATATTGAAATTAATACAGAAATTGACATACAAGCATTTGAAAGTGTAGATCAAATTGTTAGCAATCAGTTAGTTAAAATTGAAAGCGACACTTATGACTCTAAAACACTGTTAGCGATTTATAATAATCTATGATAAAAATAAAAGATTTAACTGTAAAAAACTTTATGAGCGTGGGCAACCAAACCCAAGCTGTGGATTTTGGCAAAGAACAACTAACGTTAGTACTTGGCGAAAACTTGGATCAAGGCGGTGATGACAATGGGTCACGTAATGGTACTGGTAAAACAACTATTATAAATGCACTGAGTTATGCGTTATATGGTCTTGCGTTAACTAACATTAAAAAAGACAATCTAATAAACAAAACAAATGCAAAAAATATGTTAGTTACTTTGCATTTTGAAAAAGACGGTGTTGAATATAAAATTGAACGTGGGCGCAGACCTAATATATTAAAATTCTATATCAATGGTGAAGAGCAAGACACTGATGAAATAGATGAGAGTCAAGGCGACATGCGTGAAACACAAAAAGATTTAGATAATCTTTTAGGCATGAGTCATGACATGTTTAAGCACGTACTGGCTTTAAACACATATACAGAGCCGTTTTTAAGTATGCGGGCCAATGATCAACGGATGATTATTGAGCAACTGTTAGGTATTACTATACTAAGCGAAAAAGCAGAAAACTTAAAAGAACTTATTAGATTAACTAAAGATGAAATACAACAGGAAACTGCTAATATTGAAGCTACAAAAAAATCTAATGAAAAAATACAACAAAGCATTGATAGTTTAACAACTAGACAAACTGCTTGGTACAAACAACAGGATGTTGAGTTAGAAAAAATCAGCAAAGCAATATTAGAACTACAAAGTGTAGATATTGAAAAAGAACTAGAACAACATGCTAAGTTAAAAATATATGACGAGCTCAGTGCTAAGATTAAAAGTTTAAACAAAGAACGTGCAACATTAGAGAGTGCCATTAGTCAAGCAGAAAAGACTGTAACAAAGTATACTAAAGAAATTGAAAGTTTAGCTAATAAAAAATGTCATGCATGTGATCAACAATTACAAGACCACAAGCATACAGAACTTACTGATACTGCCATTAAACACTTAGATGAATCAAAAACATATCATGATAAATTATTAACAGACTTATCTAAGGTCACTACAGAACTAAATGAAATTGGTGACATTAATGGCAGACCAACAACTTATTACGATACTTTAGAACAAGCATTAAAGCATCAAAATAATTTAACTACACTGGAGACGCAACTGGCTTCTAAATCAGTTGAAAAAGATCCGTATCAAGAACAAATTGACGATTTAAAAAATACTGCTATGCAGGAAATTAGTTGGGATCGTGTAAATGATCTGACCAGTATCAAAGAACATCAAGAATTTTTGTTAAAATTGTTGACTAGTAAAGATAGTTTTATTCGTAAAAAAATTATTGATCAAAACCTTGCTTACCTAAATAATAGATTAACGTATTATCTAGATAAAATGGGACTACCACACATAGTAAGATTCCAAAATGATCTTAATGTCGAAATTAGTCAATTGGGTCAAGATTTAGATTTTGATAATTTAAGCAGAGGTGAACGTAATAGACTTATATTAGGTCTAAGTTGGGCGTTCCGTGATGTATGGGAAAGCCTGTATCAAAATATTAATTTGTTGTTTATTGATGAACTTATTGACAACGGATTAGATGCTAGTGGCGTTGAGGGTGCGCTAAGTGTACTAAAAAAGATGGCTAGAGAACGAAATAAAAACATTTACTTAATCAGTCATAAAGACGAGCTAGTAGGGCGTGTTAACAATGTGTTAAAAGTTATAAAAGAAAATGGTTTTACAAATTACGCAAATGATTTAGAGATTTTAGAATGAATTACGACATGAGTATACACACAAATCCGGATGCTATGGCATGGACTAAGTTTTTTAGAGCCACACATCCGGACTGTAATATTGACGATGAAACAATGTTGGCATGGTTTGCCAACAGCATGATGGCTATGCATGATCATCTAGTACTAAAAGGTGCTCCTATAAACGGAGATCATGCTGAATTTTTACAGAGTCAACAACAATGAAAATAGGTTTTACATGTTCAACGTTTGATTTGTTCCATGCTGGGCATGTGATGATGCTTGAAGAAGCAAAAACACAATGTGATTTTTTAATTGTTGGATTACAAACAGACCCGACTATTGACAGACCAAACACTAAAAATAAACCAGTTCAAGGCGTATTTGAACGGTGGGCACAATTAAAGGCTTGTAAATTCGTAGATCAAATTATTCCGTACTCGACTGAAAAAGAATTACGAGATATATTGCTGTCGTTTCCTATAGATGTTAGAATATTAGGTGAAGAATACGCAGGCAAGGAATTTACTGGGCATGATATTTCTATGCAATTTTATTTTAATAAACGCAGTCACAGTTTTAGTACAAGTGAACTACGTCAGAGAGTAATAGATGCATCAAGATGAAGAACTACATGACCAACTAATGGAGGCTTTTAGGAAATATTTTAAAGCTAACCAAGATTGGATTAACAAAGGCACAAGACGAGCTGGCATGGATACACGATTTTGGCTCAGTGAGATTAGAAGGCTTGCAAGCGAAAGGCGAATGAAAATACAAGAATGGCGTCATAACATAGACAAACACAAGGCAGAAAAAAAGAAAATTCAGAATCAAAAGGCTCAAGACGGTGATAACAATACATAGTTAATGCTATGGACATATCAAAATCAACAAGTCAATGAAATACCAGAAGGTCACATTGGCTTCGTTTATATTATCACCAATCTCAAAACCGGACAGAAGTACATAGGCAAGAAACTAGCACAATTTAAACGTACTAAACCACCACTTAAAGGCAAAAAACTTAAAAGAAGAAGTGTAGTAGAAAGCGATTGGCGCGACTACTGGGGCTCTTCTGATAGGCTCAACGCAGATGTCCAAGCACTAGGTCCGGAAAACTTCACAAGAGAAATTTTATACTACTGTAAATCCAAGGCAGAGTTGTCATATCTAGAGGCAAGAGAACAATTTGAACGCAAAGTTTTAGAGTCTGACGAATACTACAATGGTATTATTAACGTTAGAGTTGGCGGTTCAAATATATTAAGGCAACGCCTACAAGAACAAGCACAGGCAAAACAAGCGGTTAATGGCTAGCGCAGGCTAAACTCGTGCGCTTAGAGACAACCTACGGAACGGTGGGGGACGAAATTCTGTGCCGCAACAGTACTCAGCAACTATCCTTAACAGGACGTAGATCAGATATGCCTTCATACAACTGGTTTTGCTGTTTAAAAGAATTTAAAAGGCTAAAAGAAGGGTAATTCCCTAACGGCTATAAGTGTGATAGCGTACATTTATATGCCTGCCGTCGTAATAAGACGTGGCTCGAGGTACAGGACGACCGCCTCTGTAATGCCATAACGCTGTGTGACATGTTCAACTCGGATAATGTTCAACTTTGCCCGCCAGGGCAAAGTGTGACTGATACAATCTGGATAATGTTTAAACGCTTCGCGTTAAATATATTAAATTAGTTCGAAAGAAAAGAAAAGTTTTTAGGCGCAAGCCTAAAAACAAGTGAGCGTAAGCTCACTTCCTAATCATTGATAAATATCTATATGAAAATTACTGAAATCATTCAAGAAGAAAGAACCGATGAGTTTCTAGGTGCTGCTGGAAGATTAGCTTGGCAAGCAGGTAAAGCATTATTCAGAAACCCAAAAGCGGCTGATACGGCCGCAGATATGGTTTCACCTGCAAGTAGAACACAGGCAATGAGAACTGCTATTGATGCAGTTAAAAAAGCTGGATTAGATCCTAATGGATTTCTTGGTAAACTTATGAGAAATAAAATTTATCGAGATGGATTAAAACAAATGGCCATTCATCGAGCTACTGCACAAGCTGAAATGATTGGTAGACTTTCAGAAACTGGATTAGATTTTGCAAAACTTTTATATGTTGCTGACAGTATCTATGACTATTATACTGCTAAAGCAATATTGGATGCTAAAAAAGCATCAGGTGAATTAAGTGACGGTGAGTACGAAGATGAACTTACTAAACTAAGAGGTCAATTAATTGCAGGATATCTTGCACCAAAGATTGCTGGTGGTTTAACTAGATTGACTGCAGGTAATGCTGTTAATCTATTTGGGTGGGTAGTTAAAACTGCTGGATTGCCTAAACAAGCTATTTTATTAAGAGCAGCCAAAGATGTTGCCATTAAAGCAGGGCAAGCAGGCCTATTAGCCTTTTTTAGTACAGACAAAGGTCGTGACTGGTTAACAAATAACTTTAAATTGATTGTCACTGGATTAGGAAATGCGGGCGATTTTGCCGCAGAGTTTTTAGATTATGCTAAGGCAGCATACCAAGTTGCAACCGGTGACTTGCCTCCAGGTTTTGAAAAGAATCAAGATAAAGATAAAGAAAAACCTGATAGTAATCCATGGACTAGTGGATCTGATCTAGGACTGGATAATTTGAAAAAAGATCCTTGGAAAGGTACTGGCGTTAACCCAGGTGTTTTATAACAGCGGTAATCCGCTTTTCTTTGTCAACTCAATATTTTCTTTAATTATTTCGTTCATTATGATTCTGTCATCGCGACTGAATATATGAAATAATTCATTACTAGTTACACCACCCCTCATGTACCAGCTGATACGGAATATCTCGTCTTTAATATCACGAACTACATTGTCGTGATTTTTTATGAACTCTTCGAGTTCAGAATCCGGGGTTAATATCAGCCTCTGTCGAAAAAATTTGCTTGATCCATGGTAATTTCAGCTTGGCTTTCATGTCCACAGTTTGCACATTTAATTTGTTGAGATGGAATATCCCACATTGCTTTGTTTTCTTCCAGTTTGTCTTTAATTTGTTTAAAGAATTCTCTGTCGCTGTTTTTAAGCCATTCTTCAATTAGATTTGGACTATCAACCATTCCATCTGGTAGTTGAACACTTTCAATACTAGTTATGAATAAATCTATCTGCATAGCACTAATACTTTTATAAATTTCATCTTCAACTTTTTTAGTTTGATCTTCGTCACCTGCTGTTTCAGCACGACTTAATTGCATTAACATTTTTTGTAATTTATAATTTTCAATGTTAAATTTTGTTATTTCTTCATATTTTAGTGGTCTAATTACTATGGTTAAATCGCCAATTTTAACTTTTCCATCAAAAGATAATTTATTAAAATGATCTAAAATTTTAGTTAAGTCAACTGTGAAATCATTTTCCGTTTTACACGCAGGACAAGAATGTGTAACATCCATTTCACCGCCATACGTTGCGATTCTTATGGCAACTAGTAACGCATCAACATCTATACTAGGAATTTGCCAACCATTTTTAATGTAAGGACAGCAACTTTCAATAACCTTTACAGTGCTTTCCCCGTTAAAGAGTGCATCTGGTGTTTTCATAAAAATTTCGTCCATACCAGTCATGCCAAAAATTGGAACATTGGTGTGATCACCTTGAAGTGCGCCTTCTGGGTAATAGACTCCCTTGCTAGGTAAACTGGTGAATATTTTAGGTTGTCTAAAATATTTTTGTAAAGGGTTATTTGCTGTCATGATTACTCCGATAAATATACTATTGCGTATTTATATGCGCAGTTTTCTGGTGAAAAAATATGGCTGAAAAAGAAGCAAAGGATCTAGGGTTTTCGTTTAAAAATGTTGGCGAAGCTTTAGAAAAATTTAAAAATCCTGTACAGGCCCTAAGCAAAGAGGTAACTGACAGCATAAACACCTTTAATAAACTAAGTTCCACTGGTAATTCGTTTAGTAACGATATCATTGGAATGAAAGTTGCTGCGGCTAATACGAGAATGACCTTAGATGAACTAGGGGCTGTAGTAACAAAAAGCGGAAAAGACTTTTCAGGATTAGGCGGCAGTGTAGCTAAAGGCGGACAGGTATTCACAGAATTCAGTAAAACATTCTTTGATAGTGGATTAACAGAAAATCTACGTCAAATGGGTTACTCCAGTAAAGATTTAAATGAAGTACTGGCATTACAAATTGGATTTCAAAAATCTTCAACAGATACTAGTGTAGAAGGTCAAATTAAAACAGCAAAAGCTGCCGCAGATCTTGCATCTGAAATGGATATGGTGGCAAAACTAACAGGTGTGTCACGTAAAGAACAAGAGGCAGCATTAGAAAAATCAAAAGTTGACGGACAAATTGAAGCAAAAATGCGTTTGATTGGTCTTACACAAGGCGCCGACGCTGAAAAAGCCGCTCGTGAAAACTTTGCCAAACAGCTAACATCTGCTCAAGCAATGGGCACTGATACAATTTTTAAAGAAATGTTTGCTACTGGTACTGTGCGCAGTAGAGAAGCATCTATTCAAATGGGTATAATGGGCGAAGCTGCCAGAGAAACTGCTAATAGTGCCAAAGCACTAAGCAAAGGTAATGTAGCAGCCAGTGAATCAGCTATGAAGCAAGCTGAAATTGGCAATATGAATAATCAAAAAAATGCTGCCTACTTACAAATTGCCGCCGCAGGTGTTGGTGATGTTGGTAAGGCAGCAATTAAAAACGTTGAAGTTAATGATACCCAGTATCAAGGTCTGGTTAAAACTTCAAAAGCCTTAGAAGCAATGGGCAAAGGAGTTGTAGACACTGCTGAAGCAATGAAAGCTCAACGTGAAGCTATTAGAGACGAACAAAAAGCTAGAGCTGGAATTACTTCTGTTATAATTGCTGGACAAGCTAGACTGCAAGATGCCAGTGCCGCAATTACAAATAAAGTTATTAAACCTTTAAATGAAGGAGACCTTGCCAAACAGGCGGCTAGAGGTGCTGCCCAAATTAGTCAAGGTGTGACTCCAGAAACTACTGCTACTCAAAGAGCAGGACAATATGCTCAAGCATTACGTAATCAAGGACAACTAGGAGGGCCTAGTGAAGCACCTGTTGGTTCAAGACAAAGAATTGAATACGGACTTGAAAAAGCAGGCGTCCCAAAAATTGTTAGTGGTCTTGATAAAGTAACAGGAGGCACAGCGGAGGCGCTTGGCGAAGGATTTGTAAAAGTTAAAGACTTTGTTGCTGATGTTATTAACGTAAAAGAATTTAATGCTAAAGTACCAAGCAGAGACGCTGGTACTTTAGGAAAAACAGGCCAGCCATTTGAACCAAATGATATATTAGCAAAAATTCACAAAGGCGAAATGGTGTTGACTCCAGAACAGGCAAGAAATTTAGTAACTGGTGCAAAAACTGAAGGTCTTACTACAGCAGTAAACGATATAGCCAAAGTAATGCCAAAAATAGACATTACTGGTCTATCAAGAAATACACAAGTTTCAACATCATCTACTCCAAGAACTGCACAAGCACAATCCGCTGCTTCAGGTTTTGAAATGCCATCTATGGATCAAATTAGTTTTGGTCCAGACGGAATGCCTAGAATAAGTGCTAGGCCACAAGCACGAGCAATGGCTGAAGAAGTTAGTGCTACTCAAGCAAATCAAAATACTCCGCCTCCCCCAAGCGCAGACAATGAAGCAGCCAAACAGGGAATTATGGCTAATCAGCCAGCATCAAATGCACAACCAGCAGCCGCAGCAGGTAGTAAACCTGCTACTCTAGACGACGTGGTCAAAGGTTTAGAATCATTAAATACTACTATGAAACAATTAGCAACGATGACTAATGAAACTAACAGTTTGGTAGAACGTCAAGTAAGAGCAACAAAATCTATTGGCGGTAATGTTTACGATAGGATGGCATAATGAGTTGGAAAAAGTATTTTACACCGGTACCTGTAGCCAATCCTGGTAATGTAAGTCCTTTTACCAGTGCAAATAAAGCTGGGCCTGCAAGAACAAACTATAGTTCTTATCTACCAGATGTGTACAGTGGTAGTCCTAATCGTATTGAACGTTATATGCAATATGATACTATGGATATGGATCCAGAAATTAATGCTGCCTTAGATATTTTGGCTGAATTTTGCACACAAAAGAATAAAGAAAATAATACAGGATTTAGTTTAAGTTTTAAAAGCAAAGCTACAAATACAGAAGTTCGTGTATTACGTGAATATTTACAACAGTGGTTTAAATTACAACAGTTTGATGTTAGATTTTTCCGTGTAGTACGTAACACCTTCAAATACGGCGACGCATTTTTTATCCGTGATCCAGAAACGCAAAAATGGTTTTATGTTGATCCAGGTAAATTAGTAAAAGTAATTGTAAATGAAAGCGAAGGTAAGAAACCAGAGCAATATGTAATACGTGATTTAGCACCTAACTTCCAAAATTTAGTTGCTACACAGATACAACCTAATAGTATGCAAACTAATAACCGCGGCAGTAGTTATGTTGCTGGCGGCGGATTAACTCGTGGAGCAACAGGTGCATACCCACAACAAACTGGTGATCGCTTTAATTTAGGTGAAAATGAAATGGCTGTGGATGCAGCTCATGTTATTCATCTAAGTCTTAGTGAAGGATTAGACAACAATTATCCTTTTGGTAACAGTTTACTTGAACAAGTATTCAAAGTTTATAAACAAAAAGAACTATTAGAAGATGCTATTCTAATATATCGTATACAACGTGCTCCAGAGCGTAGAATTTTCTACATTGACGTTGGTAATATGCCTACACATATGGCTATGGCGTTTGTTGAGCGTGTAAAAAACGAAATTCATCAACGACGTATTCCAAGTCAAACTGGTGGCGGTGTTAATGTAATTGACAGTGCATATAATCCTTTAAGTATTAATGAAGATTATTTCTTCCCGCAGACAGAAAACGGTAGAGGAAGTAAAGTTGATACATTACCTGGCGGTACGAATTTAGGTGAAATTGACGATTTAAAATATTTTACTAACAAATTGTTCCGTGCATTGCGTATTCCTAGTAGCTATTTGCCTACAGGTGCTGATGATAGTCAAGCACAATATAATGATGGTCGTGTAGGCACAGCATATATTCAAGAATTACGTTTTAACAACTACTGTATGCGTTTACAAACATTGATAACTTCAGTGTTTGACCAAGAATTTAAACGATATTTGCACAACAGGGGTGTTAATGTTGACAGTAGTTTGTTTGAATTAAAGTTTCAACCACCACAAAACTTTGCCAGTTATCGTCAAGCAGAAGTTGATGGTCAACGAATTAACACATTTAACACTATTCAAGCAATACCTTATATGAGTAAACGTTTTGCATTAAAACGATTCTTAGGACTTAGCGAAGAAGATATTGCAGAAAATGAACGTATGTGGAAAGAAGAAAAGAAAATGGCCACAGTATCAGGCACTGATGCTAGTGGAGAGTTGCGTAGTGTTGGTCTCAGTGCGGCAGGCATTGACAGTGATCTTGAGATGGCTGGTGATACCAGTGCTCCAGATGACTTAGCACAACCTGAAGGGGCTCCGCCACCAGGTGCCGATACAGGCGCCGGCGTAACAGCGTCTGCAACACCACCACCTGCAGCGCCTGCTTGATAAATATCAATATGATTTTACGTGAACTATTTTATTTGAATCCAGAAACACAAAGCGTAAGCAATGACTTTCGCTTTGATGCCGCACGAGACATTGAAGAATTACAACGCAGTGACACACGAAAAACTCGTCTTACATTAAAACAAATCAACGAGCTTCGCAAAAGTAGCGAAGCACATATCCTAGAGCAAGAAGAAGAATTAGAATTCATACATCAAATGTATGGAGTTGCTCCACCTCCAGCAGCCTAAAAAATTTTAAAAGATAAATGCTTACATGCGCAGTTTTGTCTTTGGAAATGGGCGTAGTCGCCTAAATATCAACTTTAATGATGTAAAACCTTATGGTAAAATCTACGCCTGTAATGCAGTTTACAGGGAGTTTACACCTGATTATCTTGTAGCAGTAGATCCTAAAATGATTGTTGAAATTGAAGCATCAAACTATCAATTACGTCATCAAGTTTGGACAAATCCCAATAGTAGATATAAAGATTTCAAAGGATTTAACTACTTTAGTCCAAGTTTAGGTTGGAGTAGTGGTCCCACAGCACTGCATTTAGCTACGCAACACAATGCAGATGAGATTTATATTTTTGGATTTGATTACACAGGTGTAAATGGATTACTTAATAACGTGTATGGTGATACTCCTAACTATAAAAGGAATACTGAACCTGCTACATTTTATGGTAACTGGACTAGACAAACTGAGAACATTATAAAAGACAACAAAAGAATTAAATACTTTAGAGTTGTAGAAAGAGAATACCACGACCCAAAGTGGCAGTACCCTAACTTTAAGCATTTGACTTACGAAAGTTTTAGGGAAATAATGTCCACCTGGGTAAAAAACACCTAAAATCACACCATTTCATAGCACATTTTGTCATTATATGTAAATATTACATGACAGCTCATTATCTATTATAGGAGATCCTAACATGACTGACCGTTCAAAATTTGAGCAAATGCTCGAACATCTAATTAATGAAGACGAGGCTAAAGCTCGTGAACTGTTTCACGATATTGTAGTAGCAAAGTCTCGCGAGATTTACGAAGAATTACTAGCAGAAGATTTTACTTCTGAAGAAGAAATGCCAGCTGAAGAACCAGCCGACATGGCAGCTGCCGAAGCAGGTGACATGGATGCAGGCGACGACTTACTAGGCGACATTGAAGCCGATGACGAAATGGGCGGAGATGAAATGGGTGACGAAGGTGACGAAGAAGTTACATTGTCAGGCAGCGAAGTAGACGAATTAGAAGACCGTGTGGTTGACCTAGAAGACGCATTAGATGCACTACGTGATGAATTTGAATCACTAATGGGCGCAGAAGAAGGCGGCGACGAAGAAGAAATGGGCGACGAAGAAATGCCAGAAATGGGTGACATGGGTGGTGAAGAAGAAATGCCAGCTATGGAAGTTCGCGATGATGAAGAAGATCCAGACATGGACGAACAGTTCATCCGTGAATACACAGAAAAAGTTACAGCTAAAATGGGCGACAACGGTGCTAACACTAAGTCCACAGTAGCTAAAGCAAATAATATGGGCGGTACATCCGGCAACCTAAACCAAAGTTTTGAAGACAAAGGTAAAGGTGGTACAGCTGGCGGATTAGCAAATCCAAGTACCAAAGAAGAGAACTTCGGTAATGTAAATGTACCGGGTGGTAAGGCAGGTGTTAAGCACCTAAAAAATGTTCCAGCAGGACACGGGGCAGAAAAGAAAGGCAGTAAACCTGATAGCGAAAAGAGCTTATTAGGTAGATAATAATGCATAAGATGAACTATCTTCGTGAAAACCTCAGTTTCGACCAAGCCCGTGTGGTAGTTGAATCTGAGGGCGAAAACGGTAAGAACCTATACATGAAGGGTATCTGCATACAAGGTGGCAT